CGGGTGTTTTGTTGCCCGTGGAAGCCGTACCCGCTTTTGGTCAGGATGATGCGGTTGCATCTTTTGGCGTTGCGGGTTCACGCCAAAGCGATAAGATTCCTACGCAATCTGCGCCTACATCGTTAAGCATTACCGCGGCTTGGAATCCAAGCGACACCGCGTTATTGCAAATCCGTTCTGATGCCTACAACGGTACGGTTGACCGCACATTTGTGGTTGCCGCGGTTGACGGTGCTAATACGGTTGCGTATGCGTTTAATGGTCGCGTTTCTCAATTCACAATTGATTCAAGCCCAAGCGCAGAAGCAAAATGCAACTTTACAATTCATCCGAGGGGCAACCAATACGGTTGGTCTAATAACACATGATGACCGTAGAAGAAGCCGTAGAAGTTCTTAGCACTACCTACCAATCACTTGATGCGGTTGCACAAGGGATGGTAGTAGATGCCGAAGAACTAGAAGATGCCATTGCCGCCGCTGATGCGGATTCTGTAGAAGCGGTATGTTTAAAAGTTCTAAGTAAATACAATACATAATATGCAAACGACAATAAAAGACAGTAACGATTTGTTGAACTTCTTGGTAGCCCAATCCGATTCGCGTAAGGATTGGTTTGGGTTTACCGCACAAAAATTAACTGCTATTTCTTTGGCGCATGACATTGCCGCAAACCATGCGGATAAGTTTACGCCCGATGAAATCGTAGATTATGTGCATACGCTAAACAACGCGTTGTACCAAAAGATTATTAAGCCAATGGGTTAAGTATGTCGGGCGTTACCTACAAAATCGAAGGCTTGAAAGATGTACTAGCCGCGTTTGAGGAACTAGCCACAGATATTGGCGACAAAAAAGCACGAAGTAGAATCTTAGTACCCGCCGCACGGGAAGCAATGAAACCCGTGTTAACAATGGCGCGAATGAACGCCCCAAAAGATACAGGCGATTTGGCTAGGACAATGCAAATTGAAGCCCGCCGCCCAACTAGAAAAGACATTCGTTCTAAGTACATTACCGAAAAAGATACGGTGATTGCTTTGGTAACAACTAAAGCATTTCCAAAAAAACTTAAAAAAGAGTTTTACGAAAAAAATGCGGAGTTGTATAAAACAGATAAAGCGCAATACAACCGCGATTTGAAAGAAAGAAAAAAGCAAGTGGGCGTTTTATCAGATGCCCGCGCAATAGCACAAGAATTTGGCACGGCTAGAAATGGGGCGCAACCCTATCTACGCCCCGCATTGGAATCCCAAGCCGACCAAACCGCCAAGCGGCTAGGGGAAATTTTGGCAAGGCGTATCAGTAAATATAGGATAAAAAATAGATGACAAAATTTAGTTCAGCGTTTGGCGACAAGTACCAAACAAACAAAAAGAATATGCTAACCCGTACATTTGAATTGGGTGGGCATACTTTTAAAGTCCGCATACCGTTAATGATGGAATCGGATGCAATCTACAAAAAAGTTTCTAACCCTGATGAAGAAACGATAGAAAAAATTTACCAAGAAATTACCGCGCCATTGCGACAGTTTGAAAGCAACCAAAGCGAAGATTTCCAATTTACGGATGATGATATTTTGGTTGAAGGGCGTTCTATGCGCGAAGCCGCAAAGAACAAAGCCATTACCGAAGCCCGCATTACCGAGTTTTTTAAACTGCTAGTTCCCGAAATGGAAGGCGTAAGTTTAGAAGATTTGACCTATGCCGACATTCAAGAAGAATTCCCTATTGCCGTGCAAATGCTAATCGTAGAAAAGATTGGCGAAGTAATTAGCCCAACCTACAGGGAAGCGCGGGGAAACTAATAGGCTCGTTGAAAAGCCAATGCCTAGCCGCAATGATTTTCAACGGGCATACCCTAGACACAATTAACGAATTAGATGATGTAACTTTGGCAAACATTCAAACAATGTATGCCGATGGATTGATTGGGAATTACGGCGTTCTTACGCAATTGGCAACCCTGACAAACGGGGTATTTAATTACATGAGAACTGCAAATTCACCGCCATATAAACTAGCCAACATTTTGGGTAGTGCGTATGATTACATCTACCCGCCTTTATCTGCTGATAGTAAAAAGGCGGCAGTAAATGATAGCCTTTTAGCATTTATGCAACAGGCGCAAGGATTTGATAAAACATTGTTTGGGGTAAAAGATGGCTAATATGATTGCCCGCCTTGGTGTAGCCCTAGGCATAGATACCGCGGAATTTAATAGAGGTATTGAAGCCGCGGGAAAGAAGTTAGAACAGTTTAGCGAAGCCGCCGAAAAGTTTGGCAAGATGGGTGCGGTTGCCTTGGTTGCCGCTAGTGCCGCCGCACTTAAATACGCCGATGATTTAGCCGATGTAGCCGATGCCAATGAAGTAGCGATAGGCACGGTTTTACAGTTATCTAACGCACTTGCCAATTCAGGCGGCAAAGCCGACAACGCGGGCAAGATGCTATCGGCGTTTGCAAAGTTTATTGACGAAGCCGCGGGCGGTTCAGAACAAGCGCAGAAAACCGCCAAAGCGTTGGGCGTTACTTTGCAAGACTTGGGCAAACTTTCCCAAGAAGAATTGCTAAATAAGTTGGCTACCAATTTAGCCAAAGTTGAAGACCCGATTACGCGTAACGCCAAGGCAATGGAAGTTTTTGGCAAAGCCGCCAAAGGCGTTGACATGGTTGGCTTTGCTGAAAAAATTGCAGAAGCCAACCCGCTAATTCAAGAACAAGAAAAAGCAATTAAAGCCGCCGCTGATACTTACGATTTGTTAGCGCAAACATCACGCGATGTAATGTTGGTATTGGCTACGGAACTAGGGCCAATACTAAAGGCTACCGTTGATTACATGAAAACATTAGGTGATAGCGGCGTATCACTTAGCGGAATTTTTAAAACTGTATTTCAAACGGTTGCGGTTTTAGGTTCTGAGGTTGGTTATTTCTTTAAAGCCATCTTTGATGAAATCGGGCATACCTACAACAACGCCGTTACTTTAGTAACCAAAGGCGTTGATGCCGCAATTGAAGCAAACAAAAAATACAACAATTCTGTTTTAGCGCAAAGAATTCAATTAGATTTGTATCAAGCCAATGTAATGGGCGTTCCCCAATACGGCAATTCTATTGATGCGTTAGCGGCAAAAGGTGGTGCAAAATCTAGCACCGCATCGGGCGGTCGTTCTGTAACCGATGCCGCAGAAAAAGAAAGAAAAAGATTAGCCGAAGCCGCCGCAAAAGAAGCAAAGCGATTAGCGGAAGCCCAAGAAAGGGAAGAAGCAAGGACATTAGAAAAATACAGAAGGGAACTTAAAGAACAAGATAAAGATGCAACAAGGGCAGAATATCGGGAAGTTACGGCATATCAAAATGCTATAGCAACAATCAGGGCAAAAGAACAAGCCTTAAAAATTCAAAATGATATTGCATTGATAGAAAAAACAACGCAAGATTTAAGAAGTGAAGATATAAAACTTGCAAAAGAATTGTATTTAAATGAACAACAACGGCTAGAAAATATTAAAGAAATACAGAAGAATAATATTTTAGATGCCGAATCAAAAGAACATTTGATTTCACAAGAAAACGCATTAGCCGATGCAACCGAACGCTACCTACGCGCACAAAACCAAGCGGTTAAAGCACAACGCGAAGGAACTACCGAACAAGGCTTTATGAAAGAAGGCGCAAAGTTCTTTAGGGACTTGCCAACCGAATTAGAAAATGGCGCAAAGGCTTTTGGTTCTGTAATGGGCAACATGGAAAGCGCATTAGATAACTTTGTTCGCACGGGCAAGTTATCGTTTAAAAGTTTGGCGCGTAGCATCATCCAAGATTTAATTGCTATTCAATTGCGGGCATCTGCAACGGGTTTGTTTAAATCTTTGTTTGGTATGTATGCAAGCGGCGGTTTTGGTACTGGCAACGCATACGGTAATGCTGACATTGGCGGGTTCTTAGCCGATGGCGGTTCTGCTAATGCAAATACGCCTTATGTTGTCGGTGAACGTGGCCCTGAACTATTCGTACCCCGTTCATCAGGTACAGTAATCCCTAACCATGCTTTAGCAGGCGCGGGCGGTACTACGATGGTCACAAACAACTACATTAACGCCATTGATACTAAATCGTTTGAAGAACGCCTATACGGTAGTTCTAACGCGATTTGGGCGGCAAATCAGTACGCCAATAAATCGTTGGCGGTGAATAGGGGTCGGGCATGAGTTTCCAAACCATCTTTGAAATACAACAATCGATGACGGTTAACAACCGCCGTATGGTTGGACAACAAGTAGCGCGTAGCGGCTATATTACCGTAGCGCAATACCTAACCGCCGTGCCTTGGGTGTTTACTATTACGCCCCATGCTTACCTTTACTATCCACAAGTTCGGGATATTATCCAAAGCATTGATAACAAAGATAGGCAACTACCTGAAACAATTACTTTTAATAGCACCAATCTTTCTTGGTTTACTGAAATGCGCGGCACGGCTACCGCGGCAACCTTAAACGGTGCGCCCGCGGCTAATACGCAAACACTTGCTTTAACTTCTAACGGAACATTTAAAGCGGGCGATTTTATTATGATTAGCGGTTACACCTACAAAATAACCGCTGATAGCGCGGGTTCATCAGTAGGCATCAATCGCCCGTTGATTGGTTCGCCCGCATCAGGCACAACGGTTAGCATTGGAAATGCTTGCACATTTACGGTGGTTGCAGAATCTTGCCCAACCTATACACTTAACCCAATGACAGATGGCGCGTTTGTGCAATGGGATGCGCCGTTTGTTT